ATGCCATTCCGCCATACATCATTTTCTTTTTCATCATTCCGCCACCCATCATTTTTTTCTTTCCATGTGCCATTCCGCCATGTTTCATTTTCTTTTTAGGTGGTCTTCCGACTTTACTTCCATAAGTTCCTTTTCCCATTGGCATAGTTATTTCTCCTGTTGTTTGTTTAGTTTATTAGTTTTGTCCAGTTGGATTAACTGTTCCAGTAAATTCCATTTCCCCTGTTTGCGGTACACCTCCTGTTCCGATTGTGCCATTGCCAACTCCAGAGTTGTCTGGGTTTGGAGCTTCAAAAGGTACTCCTTGAGGGGTTTCCATTGGGGACTCTGGACTATCTGTTCCACCAACTGATTGGTTTTGTCTTGCATTCTGTAGTCCTATAATCTTAGCATATATTTCTGCTTCATTAGGGTCATTGATTACTGCTTCTGGGTCAAGGTCTAATGTATATGCTAATTCTTTAATTAATTCTGGAATCTTAACGAATGGTGCAATCGCAGGATTCTGAACACTTTGTAGGAACATTGTAAGTCTTTGTGACCTAACTTCTTTTTGCATTAAAGAAGATGTTCCTGTTGCCTTAACTTCAAGGTCTCCCTCGATTGCTAAGTCTCCTTCATAAAACTGCATGTTCCATTGGAAGTATGCTTCGCCCAAAGGTTTTAATAAGAAATCATCTAAATTTTTTACAACAGTTTTTATATTTAAGTTTGCTGCTGATAATAACATTGACATACCAGAAGCTGTTCTTGTCATACTTTGAACACCTGTCTGACCATGAGAGTAAGAAGGTATTCCTGTTGACTCATCTGCCAACTGTCTAAACTTATCAAACATCATCATATTCTCAGTTGATGTGTTTGGAAACTTTAATCCATGAATTGCTTGACCCGGCATACCTGCTTGTCTTCTAAATATTTTGCCCGGATATACATCCATGTTTTGTCCTGCTACTAATGCTGACTCATCAACATCAAAAACAAGTGAACCCGATAAAGCTAAATTATCAATAGCCATTCTTGCATGACCATTCATAATTTGTTGAGCATCTTTCATATTTTCTGGTACACCAATACCAAAGAAACTATAAGGATTCTTTTCATATGGAAATGCATTGTATGGTATTCTGTAAGGTTTAAATGGATTGACTACCATTCTTAACACTCTGTTTTCAGTTACCCATGCATTAATTTGCATTTCTTTCTCATCATCCATTCCTTCTGGAATAGGTATCTGAGATTCTTCTAAAACTTTTTTATCTACGCAACCCCAAAATTCTAATACTTCAAATCTATCTTGGTCATAAGTATTAGCATCATCTTCGTTTTTAATTTGAGTTTCAAATGTTCTGTTACGATAGTTAGGACCATCTTCTAAAGTTTCTAATACTGCTTCTTTATCAAAGAAAGGTCTATCTAATAAATCTCTTAATTGATTTTTATTTAGTTTGTGTCTATGTATAACATATTCACACTCTTCAATATTTTTTGCATTTGGGTCTGGATAAAAATCCCATGCACTTACAAATTCTAATCTAGGTACTTTTACTTGTTCTGGTTGATAACTTCTTGTACCATCTTCATTCTTAACATATCTATGTAAAGTTTTATTAAAAGTAAAAGGACCTTTGATAATACCTGTTCCTAATAAAACAGATTCAAAGATTGCGTTTCTTAATTCTTGTGACCCACTAGACTCATCAATTTCGTCATGGATTAATTTTTCCATTCGTCTTGCTAGTTTAGTAGCAGGTCTTATTTGTGCCATCTCTGGCAATGGAGCAGAACCTTCTTTAACAGCTTCATCTCCTAGTTCACCTTTTAGTGAACCTAAAAATTCTTTATCTTCTGCAAGTCCAGAGAATGTTGCACCTTTTGGTAATTCTCTACCATCACCTTCAAAACCAAGCAAAGTCATTTGCTCTGGTGGCATTGACTGGTCTGAACCACCTTCTACACTTGGTCCTGCATTTTGTAAAGTTTCTTTTACAGGATTTAAGTGAGCATATTCAGATGCACCTTCTGGTACTTTTGTTTCTTCTACTGATATTGGAAACTTATTAGCAGAAAATAATACATCTATTAGTTGTCCATATGCAGCTAAAACTTTTGTCTTAGTTACTTTTACAAAGACTCTTGACTTTTCATGTTCTCTAAAAGTAACATTTTTATAATACTGACCTCTATAATTATGAAAAGCTTCAAGCCATCTGTCTTCATCAGATTGTCTTGCTCTTTCAGAAGTTATAAATTTATCATAGACAAAGGAAGCTAATCTAGTAGCTTCTTGTTGTTTTTCTTGATTTTCTTCTTCTTTTGGGTTAGTAATGTCTGTGTTATCTACCATATCTAGTTATACCTTTATTATACACCTACTTGTTGATTTTGTCAAGTTAAATCTTTACCATCTTCTTAATTACACTTCTAGGATAGACATTCCTATCACCAAAAGCTACCTCACCATTATCATTTTGATATGATGCAAAACTCCATACATATTTGTCAGTTTTCTTAAATATATAAGCTTCTGTGTTAATTGTAGCTACTGACATCTTTGAAAACTCATTATAATCAGTAATTGTTGAATCTCCACATATATCCTCCCAAACTATTAAATACTTGTGATATTCCTTATCACCTATAGTTATTGGGTTACTCGTCTTTGGCATTACTGTATAAATACTCTTTCTTTGAGTTTCTAAAATTTTTTGACTTGCTGGTATCTATATCTGCTTCGGGTTGTCTGCACCATTGTCTAAAACTATCCTCTGGTCCACCCATATCATTTAGTCTAAATACCTTAAATGGTTTGATAACATACTCAATATTCTTTTTCTTTTTGTATTTAAGCATGTCTTCATATGACATGACCTTATCAAACTCTTCGCCAGTTTTTAAATCTTTAAATGTATATGTCGGCATTACTTGAAGTATTTATTTAACATATCAAGTTGGTCATCATACTTAGCTATTATCTCTAGTTCTTTTTCAATAGTTTCTAAAACATCTGGGTGTTCTGCAACACCTGCAGGGTTTTCTAAAAAAACATCAACATTAGCTTTGTGTTTCTTAATATGTCCTTCAGCATGTGCCTTAAGACTTTCTATTATTTTTGATTTCATTTTTAAATTTGCTAAAAACATTTCACTACTATCTCCCATGTTAATATCCGAAAGTTGGGTCAGATGGTGTAAATCTTTTTATTTCTTTCATCTGACTATAAGCTGAAGGTTTTTGAGGTCTTGACATAATTAAATATCGAAGTGCATCATATGCATGGTCTGATGCTTTTGTATCAACATCCTCTGGCTTATTGGGGTCAACAGGAATACTTTGTAATTCTCTTATTAGATTAACACAATTAGAAAATATCTGTAGTTTTGGTCTGCCTGTTGTTTTGTTTTGTTTTAGATACTCATGTATTTGTATCTTACCTTGAATTCTATTTTTATCTGCGGGTCTCAACTTATGTCCTGCTCGGACCAATGTTTCTCCTACTGTTGGTCCTCCCACACCTGTCTTGTTCCAAGCTGCAGTATCTAATACTCCTTGAACACTTCTTCTATCATCTCGTTCATATTCTCGAAGCATATTAGCTAAGTCTTCACCTGTTAAACCTTTTCGATACAGTTCACGATAAATTATTAATGTATCATCATCTGGGTCTATCGTTGCCCATACACAAGCAGATTCGGCAGCATAGCCATAGTCAATCCCTTTTAGTCTTGTCCAATGTATTGGTATTTTAAAGGGAGGTATAACATGGATTTCTGGATTGAACTCAACAAATGCTGCACCTTCTGCTACATCCCAATTACCTTCTAGTAATTGTTTTCTTTGTATTGGAGGTAACGATTCCAACATCTTTTCATATCTACCATCTTCTGATAAATATGGATTGTCTTCTAATCTTGCCGGAATAAATTTTCTACTTAATCCATCTGGTCCTTTAAAGGATTCATTAGGAGGACTCGGGTCAAGATATCTTTTTCTTACCCAATGTCCACCAACTCCACCCGGGTTTGCAGTACACCGAATATAAGGTTTTATTTCTGCGTCTGTTGTTCTTAATCGTGATTGCAAATATTGAAGTGGAAACTCTGTTGGGTATTGTGTTAATTCATCAATACCTATCCAACTATAAGCTTGACCTTGATAGCGATACACATCTGCATCTCTGTCAAGATATCCAAACTCCAATGTAGCACCCGAAGGAAACTTCCATACCTTTTCTACTTCTCTGAACTTTGCACCCGGAAAAGCTTTGGTATATAACTCTCTGGACTTATCTATTAATTCTCTAAGTTCGGGCATACTTCTTCTTAAAAGTAATGCTCGGTGGCTCGGTCTATGCATAAACCTTAATGGGTCAACTAACATTGCATATGACTTACCACCTCCCGCAGCACCACCATAAAGAACATCTTGTTCTCCTGCTGCTAGGAAATCGGTTTGCGGTCCATCATTAGGTTTAAATACTATGGACTCTTTGTTTTCTTTTATAAAGTCTCGAACTTGTTTCGGTGCTTTCTCAAACTCTGATTCAGTAATAACTGTATTTTTATTGGTAGTTTGTTGTCGCTTTGGGTCAACCGCAAGTTCAACCTTTGTAAGTACCTTTTTCTTTTCGTTTAAATTATTTCTTTTCTTAGCTATCTTTCTTTCTAGCTTTGCTAATTCTTTTTCTTTGTCTCTAAGTTCTTTTCTAGCTTGTAGCTTTGCCTTAGTTTCCATAGACAAATGCCTTGGGGCTTTAGAACCCTTCGGTCTTCCAACCATTACGAATCCCTTTTATTCTTTAATTGTTTCTTCGCTGCCTTTGCAAGTCTAGCTTGTTCGTTTTTATTCTGTACTTTTGCTCTTTGTTCTAGTACAGTAAGAATCTGTATCTTTCTTGCGTATGGTTTATTAATTCTTTTAACTTTACTAATTGTTTTCTTTGCATCTGATACTGTTGCATATTTAATACTTACAGTATCTTTTGGATTTTCGTCTGTATAAAGTCTTCTACCAGAACCTTTAGGTTTTTTACCTGTGCCTTTTTTTGGGTCT